CTGTAGTGGATCTTGGTAGCTACAGGTCTACCGGCGAATACCAGATGCTCTGGATCTTCGTTCAATCCCGTGCGTAGGCTCTTTTGGAGAGCCGTGTACGAGTCGATGGGGTCTTTCCTCTTCGTGGCAACAAGTGACGGTAAACGCCACTCCAGCCTCTGGAGAATCGGGTTCCACCGACTGAACGTCGGATCTGGAAAATCTGACCAGCGTCCTATCCCAGGCATCCCTCGCGGGATCTCTGGGTACTTCAACAGACCGCCAAGAAGACGGTCGATGAAGCGAACGGTTCGGTTGTAACCGAACTTTTCGAACAGCTGGTTTCGCAGTTCGCTCGCTTTCACGATCGAGCTGCTGTTCGCCTCTGTATCAGGCAGATAGGCCCTTGCGTAGGACGGAGTGACATCCCGTCCATCGTAGGCATCCACACCGCATGACTCTCGGAAACTCCCTCTGTGGAAGCTCTTGGAGTCATTCACTTTCATCCCTAGGGAGGTGAGTGACTGGTACAGATCGGGGTATACATCAGTGGGGATAATTATGTCGTCCCCATAGATGCTCAGTGTGTCTGACCTCTTCTGAAACGAAAGGATCCGTTTTTCGGAGAAGTCATTCAAGCGCCGGCACATAACCGTGACAACGAGTGCATGGAAAACCATGCACTCCACGGGGAATGTCAACGCTGACCCCATTGACGCGAACTTGTTTAGTAAAACCAAGTCGCCGTCAGGGAGTTGCACGTACCGCGATCGGCATCCGCGCAGGTATCGAAGGAATTCACGGTTAAAACCGAAAAGTTCCTCGACCAGCGCATAGCTTATGCGATCCGATGCTTCGGAAAGGTCGACCGTGGCAACATGTCCACGAATCGATCCAGCCTTAGCACGCTCCTGGTTGTGGCTCTGATGCGTAAAACTACACGCAAAAGAACCCTCTTCCAACAAGGCTTTTAGCCTTAGGTGGAGAGCCTGCTGGACAAACTGATTATACGATGGCTCGATGGAAATTAATCGAGGTTTCGTCGCCGTTTTTGGAACGGCAATCAGTCTAGCAGGTACTTCCCCAATCTGGGGGGGCCTATCGAGTAGATCGAACCAAGAGGTTCGGAAGAACTCGAGACCAACCAGGTCGACGACACCGCTCGAGACAAGATCGAAATCCCATCTCGTGTTGGTGCCGATTGATTCAGCAACAGCTCCCGGCCCATGCTTTCCATCTTGGATGGAGGTGAGGGCCTCGCCTATAAGTCGCCCGTAAAGAATGTGGGCGACATGGCGTGCATACGGGTCTAAGGCGTCGAGGATCTCGCTCCTTCCCGGCAGACATGAGTCTACCGATACGAAGTTGTCGATCTCGTCGCTGACCCGCTGGTCATCGCAAACCTCGAAGATCTTCTTATGAAGTCTCGAAATCTGGCGCAGCCAGCGGATTGCCCGCACACAAGGGGTCGGCAGAACATCGCCGTCCCTATTGAAGATCAAACTCCAAAGTCCACTCAGGAACTCGGGGTAGGCACACCTCGACAACCACCCTATTAAAACAGGGAGTTGTCCGTCCCGTAAACCTGCAAGTAGCAGGTCATCGAGGCGTGGAAGTGTGATTGTCAAGAAGGGTAAACCCTCCTCGGCATATCTTCGCCAGAGCGTGACTATGTCATGCTCAACACTGAACCCGAGATCATCTCCCGCATCGCGGATAAGATGATCAAGGAGAATAACTTGGCTTTTCAACACTGCCCCCTTTCAAAGGGCTAGAGTTCCAAGCCAAGATGGGACTACCGGGAAGGCCGACGAGGCGTCAGGCGGTCGTAAATGGGATTGTCACCCCACAAACGTGCCGTCTTAACCTTATCCACCTCCTGAACCAACACCATGATCGCCACAAAGATAACAATCTGCGAAACGATCATGGTGCAGATCAGACCTAACAAGATCTGGTCAGGCATGAAGCCTAGTTCTCACCAGCGATGAGCTTTTTCAAGTTCGCGTTGGTGCCAGCAGTGAGCCATGCGATGTAGCCGAGGATATCTTTCTCGACCTCCGCATCTGTGACTCCAGACTTTGGCCGGTCAATCGTGACCGAGACCATTGACTGCACCTGTGTCGAAAGTCCCGACCCGAGAGGGTCGAGGACATTGCGCTTCACATAGAAGCGCCCCACGTTGCGTCGCCTTGCGGCGGTGCCTCGAGGGTCGATGGTAACTTCGCGAAGCGCATCAGCGCTGACGAAGCGACCGACGGTCGTACCCGTGAGAACGCGCGGAAGCGCGTAGGGTACTGCGTCGACGGTGACTGTTTGAGGATCGGTAAATGCCATCTTGGACTCCTGTCCATGTTCAGTTGTCTATTGAGTTGTTTTTCAATTGACGATGTTGAATTGTGTGATTAGCGAGTCCTGGCCATGCCAAGAGCCACTAGGATCCCGAATTGACTCGCAGATAGCGAGCCCAGTTGGGTGCCAAACCCGAAAGGGGTGGCCCGATCGCGCCATTTCGTCACGCAGCTGAACATTGAGCTCGGCTTTGTGATAGAAACATGATTGCCAAGAGGTGCGCTGGACATACGGAGCAGATGCCCCGTGCCAGAGTACACGTTCTTGGTCGTCATATAGGCGTAATCGGTGCTGTACTTGCCCGATTTTGGGGCATAAGTAGCAGCGTTGGAGATTGATGCTCCCATTGTGGAGAACCAGTCAACCAACCAGGAGTATGGCGTCAGATCCCAGAGAAGTCTGGGGTCGTCGGTCAGTCCCAATCTCTTCGTCACATCCATCGCCTGATCACTAAGGGAAGCTGCGTGCCGGCTCGCTTTCGCGAGACCAGTATATTTCGAGGAAAAATGATAATCCTCTGCAGCCGACCAGCCTGCGTCTTGGGTCCAACTGTTCCCAAAACCCGTGCTGGGGGACACTACCCCTCTGGGGTATGTCCGCGATCCATAAACACCAGAACCACTCGTTATCGTAACGAGGTCGCTGATGCGTCCGGAAGCGGATGGTCCTTCCCACGAGCGCTTTCTACGGAACGACTCGTAGTAAATTGCTCTCTCCAAGGTCATGCCAACTTTAAGTACGTTGGCTGTTTCCTGGAGTAGTGGCGTCCAACCGAAAGTAACATTTAGGAAGTCGGATCCGAGCGCATTTGCAACGCGCTTTTGGCCGTCAACCATCTTTCGGTAGTTCTTGATGACCGATGGTACGTCGCCTCGAAGCAACTCGATGAGAGTCACAGCGAGGCCGGCGTCCTGTCGGTTCGGCGCGGTCGTTTCAAAGTATCGATTCGCCATCCCTTGACGATTCAACGGGCTTACGCCCGTAAAGTTCGTCCCCTGTTCGGCAATAAAGCCCATAGGGAATGGGGATGGGTTGACAATACCAGGTCCGACTGCTCCATAGCAAACTCCGTCATACCAATCGGTAGGGCCGTCGTTTCTATGGAGAATCCCGATGTAGGGTGATCTAAGCGTCTTGTGAGACGCGAAGACATGGCCCGAGTCGGTACCGGATGTGCGATCCGTGGAGACAGATCCAGACTGTGTTTCAGCTGGAAATGCCGCTCTCTGTACTTCGCTCAAATAACGGCTGCGATCTGCAAGTCGTTCAGCGAGGTTACCGGTCTTACGGGGCGAAACAACGCCCCATTGACCAAGTCTCCTCTCAGGAGGTGATACAGCTGGGTCGGAAACATTATTCCGACCCGTTCTCCACGAATAGATGCCCTCGACCAAGTCAGGCGCCTCGTAGTTGAAATTAATCAACGTGGCGTTGCGCTGACCCTGTCCGGAGTAACTGCGATGTGCAGTCTCCCGGCGGTTTTGGGTATACAAGAGATTTCTCCAATCGAGTTCAGTGGGGCCCCCGATCTGGG